TGGTCGCGCTCAGCAAAAGCCTTTATCAGCTTATTCTTAGTGGCGATATTCTCCAGGTATTCAACCAGGCTCTGATATGTGAATCGTGTGTGGGTTGTGCCCATCTTATTTTCGCTTTTCGATTTTTTCTCTCAGTTCATTGGCCTGCCTGACCTGGTTCTCCAGGTACGACAGGGCAAAATACAGATCAAGGTTTTCCACCCGCTCTTTTTCCGCCGGGTTATCCCCGACCAGGGAAACCAGTACACCGGCCCAGGATCCGCCACCCTTTTTCTTCTTTTTTTCTTTACTTTCTGTTTTCGGGAACAGCAGCGGAAAACGTCCGTTGATATATTTCCGGCATCCGGTGTAGAACATCAGTATGGCCAGCTTCTTCTCCTGAGATATCCCCGACAATCGCCTGGCTCCGTTTTCCACTGCAGTAGCATCAAACCTTTTGCCGCGCCTGTACAGCGAGGCCACCATCATGTCAAGGTCTTCCTGCTGGCGTCGCCTGAGGTAGCGCACATAGTAGGTATCGGCGATCACAAACTGCCCGAAGCGCAGATCCTTCAGTTTTTCTTTCGGCCCGCGGTAGCTGATGAGCCTGCGGCGGATCCTTGGAAGAGGATTGCATATAAGGTCAATTTCTTTGTATATAAAGTCAACAGATTGATGTAATCCGTTCATCTGCCCGATGTTTATCCGGCGTAGGTGTTTGTTGCGTATACGTAGCAGCTTTGCCAGGATCTCATCTTTCACATTGGCAATATCGGGCCGCATCGACATTATCCTCGGCGCGATGAACAGCACCTGGTCGGCGCTGAGCTCTGCCCAGCTTGATGGGATATCCTGCTCAAAGGTCCATCCGTATTCGTTTATGATCCTTACTCTATGCATTACATCACAAATATTCCGTTCTCATCATCATTGTCGAAAAAGCGGTTCTCATTCACCGAGTAGCTGTTGCTCTCCTGTGAGTAGTTGTAGTATTCGACATATTTCGATGCCGTAGCGTTCTCATCCAGGTAGTCGATCAGTTTCTGCAGGTATGCATTGCCGAACTTCTCGGCGCTTTCGATCTGCACCTGGTTGGCCTGTGCCCTCTTCTTTGGCGATTCCTCAAACAGGCCGGAGAAGTCGATGCCGTATTCATTCATGGCCATATATACAGCAAGATGTACAAGGGCAGGCTTGATCATATTGATGATCGCAAGGTCGTCGCCTCCTGCATTGTTCGCCTTCACTTTGGTGATCAGGGCATCGTAATAGGTTTGCCCTATGGATGGAACCAGGTAAAACTGTTCTGCTTTTTTTATGGCCGGCACCAGTTCCCTGAACGCGATCCTGCTTTCGGAGATGTTCATGTATTTATTGAAATCCTTGGCCGACCAGATGATCATACCCATCAGTGCTGTATGCTGAATGGTGCCGCTCCAGGAAGAAAAACTCGAAAGGTTTCTCGCCAGGAGGATAATCATGTTTTCGATGGCATTATAGCCCGAGTGTTTGTATTTCTGCTCGAGGTTTTTGATCTGCCAGTCGAAGGCTGTTTTCATCTCTTCGTTGGTGGCGATGCGGATCCCTTTTTCGGATATGTTCAGCTGCCCCTCCGGGATGTAATCCATAAAGGCCAAATTGGATACGGCACGCTGTGCATAATAGAGCAGGTCCTGCAGCGGGTTCTCTGTAGAGGATGATCCGGAAGACGATGAAGAGCTCTCATCGGCCGACACCTTGTATGCAGCCAGCTCATCAAAAAGGACATCGCCCAGGTATTCATCCCTGAGCCAGTTCTCACGTTCCTCTATAGCATAGCTGATCACCCCGAAATCTTTTACGAAGTCGATGGCAATATGTGCCTTCAGCTCGCTGATCGATGTTAATATTTTAGTCGTCGCCATTGCGGGTCCTTTTATGAATATCGTATTTCACGCCGTTCTCAGTCACGGTCTTTTTGTATTCCCATCCTGCCCCGTCCGGAACAGGATCTCCACGGCGTACCTTTTTTATCAGTTCGTTTGTATTGTCGGCCATTACTGCGGGTTTTTAGTTTCCAGTCCGCTCGGGTTTTTATCCAGGGTGGTCAACACCAGGTCCCTGAAACCAAACTCAATGTTTTCATTCCATTTATTAAACTCCTTTATGAAGTATAATGGGGAAAGGAACCTACGCCGCATCATACCCTGTTGCGAGCTGAAGATCAACTTCGCTTCGCGCTTGTCCGATCCCGATCCGGCCGATTGCTTGTTGTTCGGAAGCCCGGCGCCTTTCAGTGTAGGATCTATGTTCAGTGCAAATAGGATCATGGCATTGGCCTCACTCTGGTCTGTGGTCAGGGTCCCGTCGGGGATCGAAGTGTCGATCTTGAGAATCTCCCACCCCGGGATCTCCTTGCCGGTCACCTTGTCAACGCCATAGTGTGAGATGAAGCTCTTACCCACGTTTTCCACGCCGGTCAGAAATTCGTTCATCTGCTCCAGTTCCTCCTGGCGGATCTCCTTCTGCTTCTCCACGGTCATCTTGTCCCAGTCCTTGTACTTATCCGCCCAGTAGTTCTTCGGGATCCGGATGTGGTATTTCAGGCTCATGGCATTCTTCAGCAGATTTTTCTTCAGCTTCGGAATGTTGTTTGAAACATCCAGCCATCCGCTATCGATCACTGAGTGCCATGCCGGCTTTGCATAGTAAGTCCTTCCCGGCGAAGCGAAGCGCATGCGGTAGATGAACTTCTTATGTGCCTTTGGTCTTTTTGGATCATATACCGGCACATCTGATAGGCGATCTTGCCTGGGGTTTGGAAAGTCGGCCGAATAATAAAACCTATCGATCTTTCTGTTTTCCTTATTCATCACCCCCCACCGGCTGAACACAGCCTCTTTCTGGCGCAGGTCTACGATCGTTTCGCTGTACTTGCCACGCCCAAAGAACATTTCCGGGAAGATATTCTTGAAATAGATAAAGTCATAAATTGTCTCTTCCAGGTATGCGTGGATGTCGCAATATTTCATAAAGGCTTCCACCTCGGGGAACTTCTTCGGGATGATGATCTCACGGTCGCCTTCTATCCTGCGTTCAAAGGTGATCAGTCCCTCACCGAAGAAAGCATCGCACAGCCATTCCAGCCCTGAGCTGGCCACCACATTCTTTTCCACCTTCTCGATGATGGTGTTCGGGCGCTTATCGTCGCTGCCCCATGGCGCCCACTGCTTGGATGTGCGTTCCGGCTCCAGGTAGGCCGTTGTTTGAGGCGCAGCTGTGAAGGTTTCATCAAACGATATGATCGCCTTCGGCCCTTTCAAATACGCCAGGCTGCCGTCATCACTGACCTCGACATTTTTAATAATAGACGATTTTCCCATTGAACTTCTCTATTAGGCGGATATGGATCTTGCGGATCTGCCCCGAGGACAGGATCAGCAGATTGCGGGTCCCGTTCTCATAGTGGTTCGGGATCTTCGTCTTATCTGAAGGTGTTTTCTTCACATGCTTCTGGCGGTATACCACAACCTGTTTCAGTTCCAGGCGTTCGCCACCTTTCTTCCGGAAACGGTCATAGGTACATACCGCAATATCAAACGGAACCGGTTTGCCTTTGGCATCGGTCCGCTCCATCTGTTTTAACACTTCTGATAAGGGGATTAGTTCCATATCACAAATTTGAGACTAAATAACTACTGATTATCATCAATTTAAAGGACATTCATAAGTATTTCTGCACCATATAATTATCTAAACCCTGTTTTTTCAACTCTAAGATCAAAATACTTAGAACCTCATTTTTCAATAACTGGCGTTAAAAAACACCCAAGAACCACCGCCGTGCCCTATCCTCGAAATGCAATTGCATGCCCCCGTTTGAGTGGATATATGCCGGAGTGCTGTCTGGCATGTTATCCGATGATCTGATTATCAATGAATTCTTCCCTGGTGTTGTCGAACATGAGCATGTGCCTGCCCCAGTAGAGGCTGTCGAAGGCTTCAGACAGGTGTGTTGCATGTTCCGGAGGGATGATGGAGGATCTCTCGCTCGATTTGTCCTTCTCAAACCCAGACTTTCCCTGGCGTACACCTGCATTCTCCATAGAGGTGATCAGGTCCGCGCAGTTGATCTGGTTGAATACCGGTATAGGTGCAGGACAGTTGTTCTTGAATGCATTGTTGATATCGTTGAACAACGTATCATGTGCCGGTGCGCGGCCGGTGTAGTGATCATGTACAGTCCACTCCTCGTTCCTCAGTACCTCAATAACCTTTTCATAGAATGCATAATCCCTGGCTGCATCCCTGCCCACTGCAGTATGGTTGTAGTAGTAGTTCACAACCCTGGTCTTGTGGTGTCGGTAGTACTCACAGAACTTCTTCACCACGGCATCCAGCAGATCAGGAGACTTCACATACATGGCATTGATGCATCGATACATCTCTCCATCCTGCTGGCCAACAACCAGGGAGTTGATGGCCGCATTGTAGTCCATACCTATATCCAGGGGCTCGTTGGGGTTCAGGTCTGCATCCATCCTGCAGTCGCGGTTCTTAATGCTGCTGAAGTCGAACTGCAATGCATCAATCATCTCATAGTTGGGGTTCACATAGTAGTGAGTGTGCTCATCCAGTGCGGAGTAGAAGCCCCCCTCTATCTTCTTGATACGCTTACCCAGGATAGAGATATCAAACTTGTAGGGCGTCAGTACACGCTTCTGTTCTTTGATATAATCCTCGCCCAGCACCTCGAGGTTTTCCAGTGAACTGCAAACTGAGAAGTAGGTAAGGTTCTGTCGGATCTCATTTAGTGCCCTGCTCAGTTTATTGATCTTGGTCTGCAGTTTGATCTGCCAGTCACGTTTAGATTTCAGCATGCGGTTTTGCAGCTTGATCAGCTCAGCCTGTATGGCCAGGACCAGGTCAATAGCCTCTTCATCCATGTGGTCTTCATATTCAAACAGCCACTTAGATCTGGGAGAGGTCGGCATGTCTGTGGTGAATACGATGGAGTGGTGCTCAGACATATGCCCAAAGAACTGCCTGTTGCCACGGTTGGTCTGGAATGTCTCGAGTAGCTTATCATAGTTCAGGTGCTTGGCCTCATCGCCGATAATATAATCAACTGAGGGGCCTGCAGCATTGAATGCTCGGTCCTGTGATACGATCACCTGGCAGGACCCGTTGAACCAGAAGATGGCGTGCTTGGGGCTCAGAGGCGCATTGAGTGGTGTGTCCCAGTTCCAGGAGGCCGGTGGTTTGCGGCCGATGAAGTAATGGATGTCGCGGTAATATCCCATACGTTTCCACATCTCGATAACGTTTGGCAGTACATTGACCAGGGCATGCATATAGGTAGGGGCTACCAGGATGCCTTTTGATCGTGGCATGGCAAAGGTATTGTGGTGGATCCGCTCGGCAATCACCCCCTCACTTTTACCGGTGCCGCGTCCCCAGATATCGATCTCGACATGGGCCCGTACCAGCATCGCACGGATCTGGGCATTGTTCAAATACAGTTGTGCCTGGTTATTCTGGAGTGACATCTTCTGCCTGGGATTTGAGGTATTTGCTTATTTTCTTGTCGAGATCTTTCACCTTGGGAAGTCCTATGGCTTCAATATCATTGGTGATCAGGAAGATATTTTTCTGCAGCATATCCGGAGTGATAGGGCTGGCATCGTCCTTGTTAAAGCCCATTAGCACGATCAGGTTCTTTTCTGCAGCGTTCTTTGCCTTGAGGTCTTTTTCCTTGATGGCCATGGAAATAGTTTCCATTACACTATCTATCAAAAAAGCTTTATAGTAATCCTTATCCACCACCACATTGCTTCCAAATACGATCTTGGCGTTGTTGATATCACGGTATGCCTGGGGCACGGATATATCGAACCTGTGCACCATCATCTTGGCTACGATATTGCGGTTCTGTCGGCGCCGTAGCTGCGCCTCGGCAAATGATATGCGATCGAGGTGTTGCTTTTCAGCCTCGTTCAGTTC